ATCATAATATATGATTGTCAGAATTTAGGCACAAAAAAAATCCCAAGCCATTTTTGACTTGGGACTTGATCTTATTTTTTATGATGCTTTTTTTGCAACTTGCTCTATTGAGTAATCGGATATTTTTGCACCTTCTTGAGAATCACTTGCGAACTCAATCATTTTTAAAAGATCTTCACCAAATTCTGCAACCCAAATATCTGCAAAGTTTTTAAGAACTTCTTCTTTTGTTCTAGGTGTCCCAACTTGGGACTCATCAGAAGAATTATCTTTATCAGAAGAATTATCTTTATCAGAAGAATTATCTTTTGGGTTAAAGTATGAATTAGTTTTTGAAACTACCCCACGTACCCCATTAACTTTTGAAAACCTTGCTTCTTTAGTTTTTGCAAATTCTGCAATTTTATCAATATTCTCAATAATTGATTTATAAGCAGAAGTATCGTTTTTGAATTGTCTTTTTTTAACTAAAACTTTTTTACCTTTAGAATTTTTCTTATACTCAAATAAAGCATTAAAGCCATTTTTGTATAAATCTTCATTGGATAAAGTAGTAAGTAAAAGGCAACTTTGATAAGTTGCTGATTTTTTACCATTACTCAAATCTTTGAAAATATCGTTATTTAAAGAATTTGTTCTTGTTACATAAAGAGAAATAAAAGTTTTTGTATTTGTGTTAGTCATTTTTTTAACCTTTCAAGTTAAGTTGATTTATGATTATTAATATAAACTAATTTTCAAATATGTCAAATGTCCCAACTTGGGACACGTAAAAACCTATAGTGGAAGCCAAATAGCTATATAAAGAATTTGTGAGAACAAGTAAAAAGAGAACGAAACGTGAACAAAATTAGATGGGTAGGGTATGCATCGCAACAACTAAAACAGATATGTTTTTTAAAAGCTTGGGTTTATTCACACATAAAAAAAGATAAGTGATACACTAACACTTAACAAACATATAAAAAACCTAGCAATTTCAGCAGTTTAACAACTAAAATGTCCCAACTTGGGACAAAAACCTTTATTTTTTTACCCAAAAAGAAGAACAAAAGGTGAAAATTGTCTGATTTCAAGCCTACCCTGCCACAGCCACTCCCCCCGGTGTGGTACGTATATACAGAGAAATACACAGATTAGGAAATATAAGTGTTAACCACAAAGAATAACTGATAAATGCAAGCCACCTAGCATACTGTTTTTACTATCTTTTTATAAAGGGGGTTGACAGGACATTAAAAGTCCGGTATAATTATGTATAACAGGTTGAGGCACTTTAAGTGTATACACTTAATAATGATATATATACACATATATATGTAATACACTTAAGTGAATTTTCTCCCTATATGTTTCCCCCTCGTAAATGTTAATAAGGCTTGACAATGCCAAAAAAATCAGTAAAACTATATACACCAGAGAATATTTTAGAAGCATTTTATAGTGCTATACATACGAATACATTACATAAGTTACATATTCCCCATAGTTCCGTGTTTTATGTACGTGCTGCCATAGAAGCAGACACAGGTGTACGCTATTCATTAAAGCATGTAGAGAATGCAATGAAAGCAGAGGGGATGTTAGATAATGTTTGAAGCATTTGTATATATTTGCATGTTACAAGACCCACAGGTCTGTCACATGTTAAAGGATATAAAAGGTCCGTATAAAACTGAAACGCAATGTGAAGTAAGAGCACATGAGATAGCAATGGAATTGCCTGATTGGATGCCTGAATATGTTGCAACTAGGTATAAATGTATTACTGAACAGGGTAAGATAGATATAAACCATGACAGAGAAAAAGAAAAAGGGCAGTTTAAAAGGGTTTACCATCAAGAGTGGAGACAAAAGACCTACTAAACAAGGTGCAGGTATGACCAAAAAGGGTGTAGCCAAATATCGTAGGCAAAACCCAGGTAGTAAACTGCAAACTGCTGTAACAGAAAAAAAACCTACAGGTAAAAGAGCAGCTAGACGTAAATCTTTTTGTGCTAGGAGTGCAGGACAGATGAAAAAGTTCCCTAAAGCAGCTAAAAATCCTAATAGTCGTTTAAGACAAGCAAGAAGAAGATGGAGATGTTAATATGAATTTAAAAAAACCAACAACAGAACAAACAGGATTAAAGAAATTACCTACGGCTGTCCGTAATAAGATGGGTTACATGAAAAAAGGTGGTTCTGCTACAAAAAATAAAAGCAAGAAAAAAGATAAAGGCATTATGGTAGTGAGTATTAGTGTAGGTGAGATAAAAAAACCTAAAACTAAATCTAAAACAACAAAAAAAGTAAAAGCAAACAGAGGTGTTTCACTAGATAGAGACTTTTTAAAGAATGAACAAAAGCAAAAAAGCCAAAAAAGACCATCTAAGACTGCTGCAACTAGAGGTAAAACACTATCAAGCGTTCTTGCAGCAGCAATGAAACAAAAGAAAGACACTTTCACTTATAAGGGCAAGTCTTATAACACAAAACAAGTGGCTAAAACTTTAAAAGCTAAAGCATGACCTCTCGTAACTACGGTAAAGAATACAAAAATTACCAAAAAAAAGAAGAAGAAAAGAAAAAACGTGCTAGTAGAAATGCTGCACGTAGACTTATGGCGAAGAAAGGTCTAGTAAAAAAAGGTGACGGTAAAGACGTTGCTCACAAGAATGGAAATCCTAAAGACAATAGACCTAATAATTTAACAGTCGTTAGGAAAAGTAAGAATAGAAGTTATCGCAGAACAAAAACTGCAGGTAAACTTCACAGAACTGCATAGAAGGAGAAACAAGATATGCCAGTACACGGAAAAAAGAAAAAAACTAAAATGATGGCTAAAGGTGGCTACGGCACACCAACTAAGAAAATGAAAATGAAGGCAGGTGGTGCTACAAAGAAAACTAAGTACATGGCAAAAGGTGGTGCTGGTATGAAGAAGACTAAGTACATGGCTAAAGGTGGAGCAGCTAAACGTAAGTAATGTCGTATCTTATAAGTAACGTACCACATTTTAAATGTTGGGTACGAAGGGAGTTCACGTGTAATCATCTGGACTACCATGGAGAATATCTCCACGCATTAGCGTTTGCAGTCAATACCATACCTGACAGGTCATTAAGTTTTCAGGTAGTCTTCACAGGTTGTACTGAAGAAGAGAATGTACATGGTGGTGCTATGTGGGCTAGGATGCCTATACAAGCACTTGTAGCTGATATACCTGTAGATGAATGGGCAGAGCCAATGGAAGACCATTTGTGTCAACCGTGGGATTGTGAGTCAAGACATCATAGTGTCATAGTAATGGACAGAGTAAGTTCTAGTCCGTGGTTATGTAAAATAGATAATGAGTTTTACAAAGCCAAGTATATGTTCACAGTTGACTATACTGACAGCGACATAGCAGATGACCCTGCACAGCATAAGCAGTCACATGTAATGTATTTGATTGATGCAGGTAAATGGACAGGTAACATTGTAGCATTACCAAATAACAGAGTAAGAGCCACAAGTCCTGCTCTTTGGGTTACAGGTGAAGGTGCTCCTGATTTTACACCATCACAGTGGACACACTCAGCAGAAGCACATGAGTCTTACTTAGACCCTTTCACAACATTTAATAATCTTTATGAGGATAGAGATGGCAATAAAAAAAGCAAAAGCAACAATAAAAAAAGTAACAAGTAAATTAAAAAAAGCTAGTAAAGCCCACGCAGGACAAGCAAAGGCTTTGTCTAAAATTAAGCTGAATAAGGGTGGGAGTACAGTTAACAGTGCTGGGAATTATACTAAACCAACCATGCGTAAAAAATTATTTAGCCAAATCAAATCAGGTGGTAAAGGTGGTGCACCCGGTCAATGGAGTGCAAGAAAAGCCCAAATGCTTGCCAAAAAATATAAAGCAGCAGGTGGAGGATACAGAGGATAATGCCACACTATACGAGACCTTTGAATAAAGTAATAGGTAAATTAAAAAAAGCCTCTAAAGCTCACGCAAGCCAAGCTAAAACTTTGACTAAGATAATGAAAGACCAAAAGAAGGGATACAAAAAAGTTGTCAAGAAAAAAAAGAGACCCTAAAGTTGGCACAGGTAAAAAGCCTAAAGGCAGTGACAGGAGATTATATACTGATGAAAACCCAAAAGACACAGTTAGTATTAAATTCGCTACAGTGGCAGATGCAAAAGCTACAGTATCAAAAGTTAAAAGAATTAAAAAACCGTATGCTAGAAAAATACAGATACTCACAGTCGCAGAACAAAGAGCAAAAGTCATGGGTAAGACTGAAGTTGTTGCAATATTTAAAAAAGCAAAAGAAAGTTTAAAGAAAGAAAATGAACGAGCAAAAAACAAAAAGTAAATGTGAAACTTGTGAATGCTACGAATGCGATGCTGAAGAATGCACTTGTGAATGTCACAAAGAGCAAGTAGCAGAGAAAGGAAATGATTGAGTTTGTGTTAGTGTTTATGATGGGAATAAGAGTAGTAGACCAAACACAAACCTTTCAAGACATAGATAGATGCTTATACTTTGCTGAGAGATTACACAAACAGCCACCCATACCTCAAAAAGAAGGAACTCCGTTACGTATAACTGCATATTGTAAACCCATAAGGAAAAGATAGATATGGAAACAAAAAACAGGACTGTTGGAAAGTTATTAACAACAGGCAATGCTGATATATACACTGTTCCTAATAACTTTGAAGCAGGGATAGATAATATACATATATGTAATGAAAGTGGTACTGCTGCAACTATTAGTTTAGACTGGTACGAGGCACAGACAACTACATTTTTTACTTTAACAGAAGCTCTATCTATACCTGCAAATTCTGTATTACTTCTTGAAAGCAGATTATGGTTGTTTAAAGGAGATAAATTAAGAGGACTAGCAAGTGCTAACAGTTCAATTACTGTTACATTTAGAGTAGACGAATCTTACTTACCACAGAGGAACTAAACAATGTTAGCAGAACTAGCTGCAGCGAATGCTGCTTTCAGTGTTATAAAACAATTCGTATCCAACGGAAAAGAACTAAGTGGATGTGCGAAACATATAAGTGATTTTGTATTTTCTAAAGAGGAACTAGAGAAGAAAGCAAAAAAGAAAAAAGCCAAAGGTGTAGGTGGTTCAGACCTAGAAGAGTTCATGGCTCTTGAGCAGATAAATGAAAAAGAAGAAGAACTCAAGAAGATTATGATATATCTAGGTAGACCTGGACTTTGGCAAGATTGGCAAGCCTTCCAAGCTGAAGCAAGAAAGTCTAGACGTTATCAAGAAAAGATGGCAGAGAAACGTAGAGAAGAGTTGATGGAATATTTAGGCTACGGAATTGCTGCAATTATTATTATATTCTTTGCAGGATTGATGGCTTGGTTTGTAGGCAAGTGGGTAGGAAGATTTTGAGTCCATGTGTGGGCATCTGTAAGTTACATGGAAATATCTGTATAGGATGCTTTAGAACAATAGAACAAATAAAGGAAGCATATGAGAGCACCACAAAAATCCCTAGCAAAATGGACAAGACAAAAATGGCGAACTAAAAGTGGTAAACCTAGTACACAAGGGAGTAAAGCAACAGGTGAACGTTATTTACCTGAGAAAGCGATTAAGGCTCTTAGTGCCAGTGAATACGCCGCCTCTACGGCTGCTAAACGCAAAGCAACTAGAGCAGGTAGACAGGTATCTAAACAGCCCAAAAAGATTGCTAAAAAAACGGCGAGATTTAGATGAAAAAGAAAAAGTTATACAGGAAACTAATCCAAGTTAATTTTATATTGTTTAAGTTTTTTAATACCATAGCAACAGGTTTTTATAATCGTTACGTTGCAATGTTAAGAAAATCACGAGGTAGATAATGGATAGCTCAATATTAGACGCTTGGAATGAACTAACATATTTTGAAGGTGTATTGTTTACAGTATGGTTATTTATTTTATATTATGGCAAATGTTGGATAGATAGCAGATTTAAAAAATGAATCCTGAAACAATAATTAAATTAAAAATACTACCTAGATTTATGATGCTTGCTAGTACAGTAATGTCTTGGAGATGTGCTGAATGGTTTATGAGTTTAGATGCACCAACAGCATCACAATCAGCATTTGTATCTGTGGTTATGGGTGTAATGACAGGTGTATTTGGTATATGGATGGGTCACGAACATAAGGGAGATAAGTAATGTTAGGAGCATTAATAGGTCCTATAGCTAATCTTGCTAGTTCTTGGATGGACAGTAAGGTTGAGAAAGTTAAAGCTGAAGGACAGGCAAAAGTAGCACAAGCAAAAGCAAAAGCAGTTGTAGCTGAGAAGGTAGCGACAGGCGAAGTTGAATGGGAAAAGTCTATGGCAGATGCCACAGATAATTCATGGAAAGATGAATTTGCCTTGACAGTTTTACTTTTACCTGCTATACTAGTGTTCATTCCTAGCATGACAGAATATGTAAGAACAGGGTTTGAGGTATTGAATACACTACCTGAGTGGTATCAGTATCTTTTGTTTATAGCCATTAGTGCATCCTTTGGTATCAAGGGTGCAGGACAAGCTATGAAGATTATGAGGAGAAAATAATGTCAAAAAATAAATCAACAACAGGAAGTCTTTTTGGTGATATAATAAAAGCCACTAAAGCAGGTGGTGCAAGTAGTATGACTAAAAAAGTTAAAGCTAAAAAAGGTGAAACTTTAAGTGATATAGCTAAAGCTAACAATACAACATTAAAAAGATTAATGGTTTTAAACCCAAGATACAAAACAGGGCAAGATAAAAATACTCCTACTAAAGGTACAAAGGAACAAAAAACAATACGAGTTGGTACTAATATAATAGTGCCTGACCCTCATACTTTTAAAAAAGGAAGATTAACTAAATCCATTTCTAAAAACAAGAAAGATGTTTATAAAAACGTAACAAAAAAAGAATTTAAAGAAATGAATGTGCCTTTAAAAAAGAAAACTAAATAATGTTAAATTGGATTAAATATTTATTTAAAAATTCTAGCAGAGACTTATCTAAGCATAGATTACACACAACTAAATATCAAGACTTGTGTATGTAAGGAAAACAAATGAACTTAATAAAACTACAAAACGAAATAGCAGATGACGAAGGTATTAAATACGAGATATATAGATGTTCAGAAGGATATCCTACAGGTGGTATTGGGCATCTAATTACAGAATGGGATGAAGATTATTATGGAAAACCCATAGGCACAAAGATTCCACATGATAAAGTGGATGAATGGTTTGCGAAAGACATAGAAACGACTATAAAAGATTGTAACCTATTATTTTCGCAATTT